TTGCACACAAGTGTATAATTCTACAATTGGTAGAATTTTATTGTAGTCTTCTATTCTTCCTAGTGACATAATTATCCTTTATAAAATGCTGTGTTTTTCTCGTGTTCACGGAATTCAACTTGAACTACTTTAACACGACCATCTGTTTCTTCTTGAATAAATGTATTCAGTTTATTGTAGAAATATTCTGCAAAACGTTCTGCTCCTGTAGCTGGGATAACTCGTAATTGAATTAGACCCTCTATGTACATGTTTTGAAAGTAAGAGAGGTAGGGATCATCCTCTGCAATAATTGTAGTATGATCAAGCATGTAATCCATCCATACTTTAGGATTTACACCATCAATAGTACCTTTAGCACGTTTCATGCCTCCAAAATCCCATACCCAGTTGCGTTCGTCAAGATCACCTTCGAACCATACTTTCAAACTTACTCCATAACCATGAAGAAATTTGCAGTGTGTCCCATCAGCTTTCCATTGACGGAATACTGTTGAGTAGCCATCAAATATTTTTGTTGACCTAAAACTACCCATTACTGATTGAAAAATTGGATTACTTGTTGTGCTGAACGAGCTCCTGTAAAACGTGCTTTTTCTTGTTCGTTTTCTACTAAAACTACTGTAGGAACACTTTTAATTCCGTACTTTGTAGTAGCATCAGGGGTGTAGTCTACGTTAAGTCTTTTAACAGGAATACCTTGTGCTGCGACAGAGTCCATTATAGGACCGAATTGTTTACAGGGACCACACCAGTCCGCTGAAAAATACCATAATTGTTTCATTGTTTGCGAATAAATTGATAATTAATAAATAGAAACATAAGAGCAGCCGCTGTAAACCAACGACCCTCAGATGCTTCAAAAAGTGAGCTTGCAAAAAAGCTCCAATGTCCATACTTTAAAAATAAAGTTTCAAATTTTTTCATACCAGTTCCTCTAATATTCCTACTATTTCGCTCAATATAAGAACAATAGCTGCGGTAACCAAATCAAAAGGCACTAAAGCATAACCCGTTATGCGAACACCTGATTTGATAAAGCTCATAATCTTATGCCACTTTTGGTTAGGCATGTGTTTTTGTTCTTTTTCCCAACGTTCTTTGTTTTTGCCGTTGAAAATATCTCTGTAAAGATTATCTCTATCGCTCATGACTTTCTAATACTTTAGTTACTTCTTTTACTACATGTTCCCAAGTTACAGGACCGGTCTCGTCTGCATATTCAACCGGATCGGGACGACCTAGCTTAATAAATGCTTCAACTCGTTCTACTGAAGAGGCAGATTTGTAGTCGCTAAACCACTTTAGTTCAGTCCAACCTGGTAGTGTCTCAACTACAAGTGAAAGTGGCTTATAACTGGTGTTTGTACGTTTGTAAACTTCATTAAACTCAATACCTAGCTCCTCACACAATTTCTCTCCGTCTTTTAAGATAGTAAACTTATCACCTTCCAGGTAAGGAGTCCAATAAGATACCCGATCGCTATCCCAGTTACCCATACGAAACGCATGGTCGTCAGCGTCTCGGAATTCTTGTCTGCAGTCAGGGTAGATGGCATGGTCTCCGGCATGGATCCCAAGTGCGATGGAACATTCTTCTTGTTTTTCATTTGCGATAGATAAAGCGATTGCTTGGGTGATTGAACTAAAGATTTTATTTCTGTTAGGTACTACTGTCGCTTTCATATTTTCTTCAGCATAGTGTCCTTCTGGTACTTCAGCACCACCTATTACTAAAGCTGAGTTGAGTAGTTGACTTAGTCCATTAAGTTCAATTACTCGGTAATTAATTTTTTTATTATGGACATTTAAGTAATTAACTAAAGCTTGAGCTCGATCAAGTTCTACTCGGTGTTTTTGACCATAGTCAAATGATACTGCTGTTACAGTATCAAATTCGCTTAGTGCTCTAAGCAATAGTGTAGAGGAATCCATTCCTCCTGATAATGAAACTACAACGTGTTTTGCCATGTTTTGTATAAATATTTAATTTGCCAGGTATTGTAAGCGTATAGGCAAACGCTTTTACAAATCGTTAATTTCACGGAACTTTAAAATGTTATGAGATAAAAGTTCATAATCAACTTGATCAGATAGCATAAAGAAGTAATCGTTCATGTTTGCTTTTGGTTTTTCAGTCAAACCTGAGTTTGTGTAACGTATACCTTCTAAAGCAGCCATTACTGGATTTGAAGTATCAATTGATTCAATAAATTTAAATCCACGATACCAACCAAATTCTTGTGGTACTTGACATCCTAGCAAGTGCACTCGATCATTATCTTCAATTACTCTAGTCTTATATAGAGCTGAAATTACAGACATACGACCTAATGCTTTACCTAGATTTTGATTAGGGTGAGGTACTACATCATTGTAATAAGAAGCACCATATGAGAACGCAATTTTCTTGTAACCTAGATCTTTGTAGGTTTGATAGCAAGTAGCGGCTTCATGAATTGTAGTTGCTTGGACTACTGCTACTTTTTCTACTCCTTTAGATAGTTTAATTTGAGCCCATTTACGAGCATTTACTACTGATTTAGTTCGGTCTTGCCAAACATCAGGTACAATAAATTCATTAGGACGAAGTACACTAATCCAGTGTAATAAACGATCCTCATCATAAGCTACTCCTAGCTCATGAAGTGAATTATCCATAATAATATAGCGACCTTGAGCTGAGGATGTTAAGAAATAATCTTGATAGCCTTGCTCTTGGTCAAGAAGGTGGGGAAGACAATAGTCATAATCATTGAATAGACGACTATCATCTAAAAGACATAACGGTGTTTCGTGAGATACTTTAATCATAACGTGAATATAAATATTTTATTTTGCTAAGGCAAGTTTTTTTGGACGTCCTCTTTTACGAATTTCTACTGAAGTAGGTGTGCCAAACTCCTCAAGCGATTCGTAAAACGATAATAGATCGTGAGACCAGTTACACAATCGATTAAGCAACTCTTCACGATCAATTTTGAACGAGACAGTAAACGCATCAAGTAAAGCCTCGATACGAGCACTTTCTTCTTTTTCAAAATCAACTAGCAAGCGACGGTAACGAGCAACGTCAACCATAGTTTTTTCGTACTGTGATTGGTGATTATCTTTGTCTAGATCCACCTTTTTACGCGCTTGTATCGCAGCAGATTGAGCTTGCCAATAGTAGCACGAAAAATCAAAGTCACCGTTTACAATGCGGGCTTTTAGCGGAGAACGCTTACCCAGGGGTGCACCAGGTTGAGCGTGAGTACGCCACCACATAAACTTGTTGTAGTTAAGTGGTTTGAGTTTAGATAGCTCTTTGTTGACAACCTCTTCAGGTTGAGTAATAAATGAATCTATAAAGCAGTTAAAAGGCATCTTCGATTGTTCCTGGTTTATTTTTCAATATTTCACGTAAGGTACGAAGAGAGGAGTAGGTGACCAACTCCTCTGCTTCTGCCTTATTAACCCAGTTGTGCTTCGATTTCGGCTTTGCGTTCTGCCAACGCCTTGAATTCTGATACCACATCTACTTGGTTGGGGTTTTCGGGGTGATATTGATACATCTCATCCATAACTTGAACAACTGTCATCAATTCATCCATTAGTTTTACTCGTTCCTTTTGGTCCATAACTTTATTTTTTATTTAGGTAAATGTATGAAAGCCCTTTCGGGCTTCCAAATTTTAAAAATAATTTTTTACATTTCCGTCTAAATAATCTCGTAATTTTTTCTTTCGCCATGCCGAAATTCCCGAAGAATTAAGTATTTTATCTTCACCTATTTGATTAGGGTTTTGATTATTTATTGGGGAATTATTTAAATTTTCGTCTTTAATTTCTTCCTTATCTTCAGTTTCTTCAATAATATATGGTCTTCCACTTTCAGGGTCAAAGTATACAGGTACTCCTTTAGGTTGTTCTTCTTCTAAACCATCCATTAAAGTTGAATCCCAATCACTAAAATCTTCTTTAGTGTAGATATCACTTCCTTCATTATCTTCTACTTGTTCTTCTACTAGATATTCTTTTTTAGGTCTTAATTGGTTAAAAGCAAAGTTTGCTGCTATAACTAAAGCGATTGCTAGAGGGTCAAACACAAAAATGATTATTAGAAGCAACCAGTTAATGATTCGATTCATTTCTACTCCAGTTAACTCTGAAAGATATTTAAGTGGGCCTAGCTCACTGGCTGCATCACTATTTATTTTAGCCTCTAGAATTTGAGTTTCAAGAGCAAATATAGAATCATTTACAACGTCTAATTTAGCAGCTAGTCTTTCGTTTTCTTTAGCTGTTGATTCAATGTTTCGAATAGCTGAGTTATTAGTTCTAACTACTAGATTACCATTTTTATCTGTGTATTGAGTAGTTGAACCTTTAGATAATGTACCTCTAAGTTCGTTGTTTGATTTTCTATCTGCTAGAAGATTATCTCTTGTTTCCTCATATAATCCTTTTTTAGTTTCTAAAGCAGTAATTTGTTGAGTTGTAATACCTTCTTTATTTGCTGTTTCTTGATAAGCCGCAGATAAAAAACCATAGATACCAGCTGAGGTAAGTAAAATAAGTACTCCAGCCGCTATTGTTAAATAGACACGGAGTACTTTATTAATTGAATCCCAATACTGGTAAAGTAAGGATGCTATAACTAATTTAGCTATCTCAAGTGAAGAAGCCATGATAATGACCTCGAGTGATGCCCCAGCAAAGAGTTTGCTAAGGCCACTAACTGAATAGAAAGCGGCCGAAGCAGACACTGACAGGGCGGAAAATGCTATTAAAAGCGGAAATATTTTATTTTTTAGATTCTTCATCTCTTATACCTTTATGTTTATCTATTCTATCTAGGATTTGGTTTAATAAACCAACCTGGATAAATCCAGCCATAGACGCATTTTTAAGTGCACTAATAAGCTGGAACACCATAAAAGGTACTATAATTACTTCACTAAGCCAAGCTGTACCAGTAAAACCTTGCTCAACCATCAAAATAACTGTTAAGATGACTAACCAAGCAACTGTATTTCTTAATACTTTGATTGCTTTTCTAGTTTGAAATCCTTCACGTTTAGTTCCAGCTATTATTCCGAATATACCATCTAGAAACATTACTCCCACTATAGCTAGATACTGGTCAGAGTTAGCCATGGTTAGCTCCATAAAATAAGAGCACATAAAAGTTATACCGGCTGACAAAGACGTTATTGCTAATAGTGGGAGGTTAAGTTTCATCATGATATATCTTTAGATTCGATAAGAGTATAGGTAAATGATTTGAACCCAGCTGCTGCTGCTTTTCTAACAATAGTCATGAACTCCTCAAAGTCAGCTGCTCTCTTGAATACCTGGCATCCTTCTGACCAGTTCTCAACATAAGTTGAATCAGCGCCTGCCTTGTGGATGTTAATACCAAAAATACCTTCCTGGATCTTGGTCTCATCATAAGTCATATCTCTGTTAGCATCTCTGTATACTTTAACAGCTCTGGCTTGTTTTAGAGCTTCGTACTTGCCTTGATGTTTACCTAACATATGAGAATCAATATACTGACCTTCTACTAGTCTAGCAACTCCAGCTGCGTTGTGATATTCCTTAACTCCTTTGGTTCCTGGGTCAGTAGTATTCATCCACTCTTTATAAACCCATTCACCGTTTGCTTTGTAAGACAAAGTAAGTCTATCATCAAAAGCATTTGTTACTTTTTGACCAGTGTCCGAATTACGAACACCTACAATATTTAAATGGTAGTCTTTACTGTCAAACCATTTGTGGCCTTTAGCTTTAACTGCGGTTTCAACTTTATCTTTTGAGTATTTAGTAGTTCCGGTTGCAGGTTTAGATACTGTAGTGGGGGTTTTGGTTTCGACTACAATACCCATTTTAGCTAATGTAGCAGGACCAACAATACCATCAGCAGGTAATCCGTTTTTCTTTTGCCATGCTTTAACTGCTTCTTCAGTTTTTGGACCAAAATTACCTACAGGATCAACACCTAAAACAATTTGAACCTTTTTTACTACCTCGTTATTATCACCTCTTTTTAGTACCATGATTAACCTAATTCTTCTTCTTCGTTAGACTTATTTTTTTTACCCCAAACATTACTTACAGCTTTACCTGTTTCAGCAATACCAAATGCTCCTAATGTTATGATCACGAATGAGTTAAATATCGTGTCACTGATTACAAGTTCCTGACCCATAATACCTGTAGCAACGTCGGCTAAAGCTGCGATACTCATTACTGTGAAAGACATAAATCCTACAATTGTTTTTTCATTGTAGTCATTCTTGTCTTTAAAAATGTCTTTAAACGCCATAATTTTAATTTTAAAGTTAATTTAATACAACTATTGACTAAAACATTTGTTATAAATATTATTTACTGAATCTAAATAATAGACCTAAGTAAGTATATTGTATAATATCATTATCATTTTCTAACCCAAATCCAGCATAAGCATCTAGATCATCAGTTGAATAAACATTTACTTTAGATCCAGCTATAATTTTAGCTGATCTAGTTAAATTTATATTTACTTCAAGCCCTAAAGTAGTAAATATTGATTGAACCCCACCCGCTGAGTTTATTTCTAGTAAAGGATATTGAGGGTTATTATAGGAATTTAAATAACGATGAGAATGGACTAATCCATTACCCCCAATAAGAGATATACCACCTGAATTTTCTACGTTGATAAGGTGGTAAACTAGATCTACCTCAGCTGTATACATAGTAGCTTTAAATGTCTGGGTACCTTCAATAGGGCTATATCTATAACCTCTGATGTTACCTTGAGTTAAAGTACCTCTAACTTCCCAGTGTTTATCAGGAGTATAGGATATAAATTGAGAACTACCTTCTATAGTTTCAATAGAAATACTTTGTAAGTCACTATGTGAATTTAAAGAACCTATAGAAAGACCTATACCCCATCTTGATAAACCTTTAGCTGTTGGTTGTATAAGTAAAGGGACTTCTTTAGTTAATACTACAGTATCAACTTTAACAATTGGTTGTTGGTTCTTTATAATTGAATCTAAAACAGTATATTCTGCTTTAGCAGAATCATATTCAGTTTTAATCTCATTAATTTTAACTTTTTGCTTAGCTATAGTTTGATTAAGATAAATAGCTTGTGACTTAAGCATAGTCACAGTTGTATCTTTACCTTTAATTAACTCGTAAGGGTATTTAGTTTGAGCCGTCAGACTCGAGCTCAAAAGGAGTAGAGGAAGGAGAAACAGAATCGATGATAGCCTTGACTTCATTTAATTGTGTTGTTAAAGTTAATTTTTCTTCTTGTAACGTCTGGATTGACTTCTTCATTCCAACAACCTTCTCTGTAGTAGACTTATCAATAGCTTTAGCCATTTTAGTGGCTTGTTTTATTTGTTCCTGTGATTTTTGAAGTAGGAACTCAACTTCATCAACTTTAGGCTCATTTGGTTTTTGAGCCGTAACTGAAATTATAGTAGTAGCTAAAACAATAGCTGCTACACCTATAATGTAAGTTTCTTTAACGTTCATTATTTCATGATTTGAAGCATTTCTACTTTGCTTATCATATAACCTAATGTAGAATCGCTTCTACGAACGTGTTCAGTTAATAACTCAATTTTTTGGTCTTGACCAGCTACACGCTCGTCATATTTACCGATCAAATCAGAATTACTTAATTTGATATCAACGTATAAATAGCCTATCGCAACAATTACTAAAAACAGTAGACCTTTTGTAGGATCTTTTGAAAATTGCTCAAAAGTGATAGGTAATTTCATGTTTTATAAATTTGGGTTTTATTATAAATACAGAAAGAGAGTATAAAATACTCTCTCTTTTTTCGCGAAAAATATTAAAAATTTTTAGGCTTTTGGTTTACGGCCTTTCTTCTTTGGCTTAACTTCTTCAACTACATCTTGAACTTCATCTATTACGTTACTAATAGCTGCTTTTACTTCAGTAACTTCTTTAGTTACCTTAGCTACTTTAGTTTCGATTTGTTCATCAAGTGTAGTTTGGCTTAATAACCAAGTCCAAAGTTTTTTTAAAAATTCCATCGTTTTATTTTTTATTATATATTATACATATTAGGTATTTTGTAATAAACCATTATATTTAATAACATCCCATGAAGCTTCTAATATTTTTTGCCCATACCCTTCAATATCTAAAAGAACTTGTTGAGCATCATTTGGTATAGAGTATATAAACCAACAACCTGCTGTAGCTAAATGAGGTTCATCTACTAAATTACCATCAATAAAAATTTTAATTGAGTAAGATTTTATATCATTTATTAAATAGCTACTCCAATTAAATAAAAATAAATGTTTAGTACCATCAACATGAGGTAATATTGTAAAATAATTATCAATTAAATACTTTTCGTTTTGATAACGATTAACTATGCCCCATTCTATGTAATCTTGTTTATGAAGTTCTACAAATTCAGGTTCAATATTTAAAACTAAATTTAATTTATCTTTTAATAAATCATAAAATGCTCCTTCATAAGTTTTATATAAAGAATATTTAGCTATAAATTCAGGGTTATACCAATCTTCTTTTTTAGTAGGAAAATTAAAATTTTCTAAAAAGAAATCTACATTAGCAAAGAAAAACGTTGTAAAAGCCATCATAAAATTACTTTGAACTTGAGGGCCTATTACTGTAGTTATTTTATGTTTATCTTCTTGGATAAGATTTAATTGATTTGTAATAAAATCTAAAGCTTTATCTTTAAATATATTATCATCTTCAGTATAAAAAACTGATTTGTATCCTAAAATTTTAGCTAAATTAAATCCTAGTTTAATATTTTCAGTTATAATATTATTAGGTACATCTGAATAGATGTTAGCATCATAATTACCAAAATTTATAAAAACATGAGAAGCTTCCCAATGATTTAATTGAAAAAGATTATATGTAAAATCTCTTCCTAAAGGTTCATTATTAGTATTAAGTATAAAATAATCTACTTGATCTAAAATAGAAGAAGGAGTTTTACAACCACTAATAAATAAAATAGGATACCCTAATTTCTTAAGATAACTAAGTTGTTTTTCAATAATTTCAACTTTTCTTAAGGTATTAGGGTACCCATTTATTATAATTAATTTTTTTTTATCCATCACAAGAAACGCAATCTACAGTACGTGAACCTAAATCTCCTTTAATTACACTATCTGTACGTAGATAATATAATGTCTTAATTCCTAATTTCCAAGCTTCCATATGTACCTGATTAATCCATTTTGGAGAATCAGTTGGATCAAATGATAAGTTAAGTGATTGTGTTTGATCAAGATAACGTTATGGTTTATCTTTCCAAAATTTATTTAAAACTGAATCTTCTACTGGGGTGTCAATCCATTTGTCTTTTAACTTATAAAAAGTGTATCCGCTTTTTGGGTCTTCATGGGAAATCACTGTTTTTCCACCTTTATAAGTATAATAATATGTGTGAGCTGGTTCATAGTATGTAGGATCTGGTGTTCCATCCGCATTACTTACATTTAATGGGAGTAAATTTTTTCGGTAACGATTTCTTTCTGCTTCTTGTTCTTCCCCACTTTGTTTTTCGAAGCTATCTCCCCAATATTTTTCTAAAGATTTTTTGTAAATTCTAGTAATGGCACCTTTTTCTTTTGGGGTTAAAGGGCGTCTAAGTTTATCCTGAATGTGTTTTTTAATTCCAAATTCAAATTCACCTGAAAATTGGTTGTCTCTAGTAAAAGGATTATCTTTAAGATACTGATCTACTTCTGAGGGAAGATCTAGCTCTTCATTTAATTTAGCTTTGTATTGACCTTCAGTAATAATACCAGCTAACATTTGCATACGTAATTGTTCTTTGTTCATTTATTCAGCTTTATTATAGTTATACATATTACTACCCATCACAAGAAACGCAATCTACAGTGCGAGATCCAAGGTCTCCTTTAATTACTGAATCAGTACGCAAATAATATAGTGTTTTGATTCCAAGCTTCCACGCCTCCATATGCACCTGATTAATCCATCTTGGTGAATCTGTTGGATCAAATGAAAGGTTTAGTGATTGGGTTTGATCAAGATAACGTTGGCGAATAGCTGCCTGTTGAACTAGCGCTAATTGGTTAACCTCAGGGAATGTTAAGAATACTTCTTTTTCGTCTTCGGTTAAGATATCATTAGATAGATTTTGTACTGAACCATTATCAGCTAAAATCTGATCCCATACTTTGTTTACATTGTGTCCTTTTTTCTCAAGTAATGTCTCTAGTTCTGGGTTTTTAACAATAAATGTTCCCTTAGCACCATTAAAAACGTAAACGTTTGCTGGTTGTGGTTCAATACCTGCTGAACAACTGTTAATACGTGAGTTAGAGACTGTAGGTGCGATTGCTAGCAAGTGTGTATTACGCATGCCCGTACCTTTACACCAAAGTGGTTCACCATATTCAACTGCCATTTTGCGAGATGCTGCTTCAGCTTGTGTTTTGATTTGGCTAAAGATGGTGTGTGTCCAAGCTGTTGAAGCAATTGAGTTAAATGGTAGGTTCTTTTGTTGTAAGAATGTGTGCCAACCCATTACACCCAAACCAAGTGCACGACCTTTTTTAGCATGGCGATGTGAACGAATCATAGATTCTTTACCGTTTGTTTTAACAATAAATTCTTCCATTATACCATCCAAGAAATAAACTGAAGTTTCTACTAAATCAGTGTCTTTCCATTCATCGTACTTAGCTAAGTTAAGTGAAGATAAACAACAGATAAATGAGTGTTCCTCGTCTGTATGAAGTGTAATTTCAGTACAAATGTTAGTCATTGAAACATCAAGATTGTTCATACGATACGCTAAAGGATTATCTTTATTGATATTGTCCTTAAACATAATGTATGGTTCTCCGGTTTCTACGCGTGATTTAAGTATTTCTAACCACAATGACATAGCCTCGCTGTCTCGGTCATTTAAGCGCTTCATAAACGCATCATCAACAACTACACACTGGTGTAGATTGAGACATTGACGGTTTGGATCACCTTTAGGTCTACGAATTTGAAGGAACTCATGAATATCTTTGTGGTTGATATCTAAGTTTACGGATGCCGCTCCTCGTCTAACAGAACCTTGGTTAGTGGCAATGATAGTAGAGTCATAGATTTTAGCCCAAGGTACTACTCCTTCTGATCTGCCGTTTCCTGTAATAGAGGCACCTCTTGGTCGAATTCGGCTAAGGGAAATTCCCACACCACCACCATACGAAGTAAGACGCATAAGTTCTGCGTTAGTAAGGCCAATACCTCTAACACTATCTGGAGTATCAATTCCAAAACAGCTAATAGGCAAACCACGATCAGTGCCGGTATTACTGAGAACAGGAGATGCCAATCCAAGCCACCCGTTCCAAATATATTTAAAAAATTTATTTTCAAGGTCAGGTCTATTTAATCGTTGTGCAACTGCGTGAGCAACTCGCCTGTATGCTTTTTTAGGTGTTTCACCTGGGAGCAAATAACCCTTTGAAATGGTACTGAGTGCTACCTCATCCATGTACTCTGGGAAGTCTTTACCACGTTCCCAAGTTATAAAATCGGCTACTAAATTATTGTCCATTGTTTTATTTTAAAATATTGATTCGTCCCACTGCATGTGACCTTTAGAATAGTTAGTAACTCGGTTAGCAAAGAAATCGGTATGTTGTTTACCTGCTGATAAAGCATCAAACCATTTCATACGTTCAACAGCTGTCATATCAATATTTGAAACGATTGGGTTGTAACCAAGATCGCCAAGTTTTGTGTTGACACGGTTTTTGATAAAATGCTGTAGATCATATTTTGAACATCCTTCTAGATCACCAAGTTCGTAAACCTTATCAATAAAATCAAGTTCAAGTTTAAGAGATAGTAGAGCGGCCTCGTTAATTGCTGCTTCTAGTTCTTTTGTTTTGAGGTGTGGATTTTCTTCAATAAGGGTTCTAAATAACCAACATCCTGCTTCTGAGTGCATCGACTCGTCTCTAATAGACCATTCAACAATTTGACCCACTCCCTTAAGCTTGTTTCGCATTTTGAAAGAGAGTAGTATGGCGAATGAAGAGAATAGGTTAACGCCCTCGGTAAAGGCTGAGAATATAGCCAATGATTTGGCAATTTCGTGGAGATCTTTTTCGCCATTAAAACTATCCCTAACAAGCATAAGATTTTCAATTTTTGCCATTGTAGCTTCATCCTCAAGAAATTCTGAGAAGTTATCGAGTCCAAGTGTTTCATTTAATAGAGAATAAGCTT